TTATTCTGAAATTGATTTTAGTAAATTTTCGATAGTTTCTTTAGATTTTTTAACGTTTGCAGTAATATATTTTTGTGTTGTAGTTATATTTGTATGACCTAATGTAAATGATACTTGCTCGATGGGAATTTTTAAATAATTAATTGAATATGTGCCAATTAGATGCCTTATATCGTGAAGCCTGATTTTAGGTAAGTTATTCTTTTTAAGAAGTGAAGCCCAGCTTTTACGCAAATCTTTAAATTTATCGTTAGTCATAGGATTAATAAAGACATAATCGTTTAGCTTATTTTCTTTCTTAGCTATCAAAAATCTTTTATAAAGACGATTAAAAAGTTCATCACTCATTTTATAAATCATATTTCTTTTAGCCTTATTGATTTTAAAAGGGATAATATAAGTCCTGGTCTTAAAATTTATATCGCTAAATTTTAGGCTTAATACTTCGTTTTTTCGTCTGCCGTGAAGTAGAAAAAAGAATATATCAGAGCTTGCATCGGTATTTTCACTAATAGCCTTAATAAAGCGTTTTTGAATAGCGATCGAGTAATCAAAATACCTTTTATTATCAAACTTTGGTAGCTCAATAAAATCGCAAGGATTTTTATTTATTAACTCCAGTTTTATACCTAGCTTGAAGATAACCTTTAGCTTTGCAACGATATTCTTAATGGTCTTTATCTTGTAATCTTGCTTTATAAGATCATTACAAAACTTTTGAATATCGATAAAATTTATATCTTCTATTTCTCTTAAGCCAAGTGAGTTTTTAAAATGCTTGTTATAAGTAGCTATATCGCTTCTTAAAGTGGTTGGACTTAAAATAAGCTCGTAAAAGCTAATGTAATTATTAAAAAGCTCATTTAGTGTCATTAAATATGCTCAAAACAATCATAATCAAATTTTTTAGCAAAAGCATCAAGAAGATCACCAAAACTAGAAAAATCACATAACCCATATTTAGAAAAAGAATAATAAGTTTCAAAAAAAGTAGTATCAAATTCTTCATAATTATATAAATCAAATTCTTCTACAAAAATGCCTAAATCTAATTGCGGAAAATAACAAAAAGGATAACGAGAACAATCAACTAATAATTTTTTCATAATATACTCCTTAAAATTCATTACAAATCAAACATCTATCTACAAAGCTATCAATATCAGGGGCATTAAGATCATGCCTTTCATGATAGTGTGTAAAATTATCTAAATTTCTATCAAGCATTAAATTCTCAACATAGGCTAAATGCTGGGCATTTACATCACCGCCCAAGCTTTGATAATAATTAACTAACTCGTAATCTTTCATTCTGCTTACTGGTTTAGACTTTTCATCGCTTTTAAAAAGCTCATCGCAAAGCTTTAAAATTTGCCTTTGTTTTAAATTAGTACCAAAGCTTTTTATTTCATCTTGTGCGTTTTCATCTTTTTGGCTATCAATTTTCAATCTATCGTAAAAATTCATAAGCCTACCGCTTATATAATGCTCCAATCTGCCATTTAAATAAATAATCTCTTCTTTATTGAAAGGCAAATTTATATATATGTAATCATCTTTTTTATTCCACTCCAAAATAGCCCTATGATCGTTTTTTAAATCGTTTAAGTGATAAAAGTCTTGCATTGTGCTAATAAAATTAATCTTCCTATATACCCATAACGGCACTTTAGTGCGTGAGCTTATAAATCTTCTTACTTTGTGCTTTACATACCAGGCTGAAAGCTCGTCAAAATCTTGTGTTTCTTTTAAGTTAATGAAAGTCTTTTGGATATACTTCATAACATAGCCACTAGGATTATTAATGCTAGTTTGAAAGCCGTTTAATTCGCCGTTTTTCTCTTGCTCGCTTGTGATAGCGTTTGTTTTTAGGTTTTGTGGAGCATAAAAAATATCAATATAAATTCTTTTCATAAAATCTATTGTGTGAGCTGGGACGTAAAATAAAGCGTGAATGTGTGGAACGCCGTCTTTTTTGTGTGGCTCAAAGCACCTTATATAGCTTCTATCAATATTTTTAAATTTTCTTGAATATCGCATAATAAATAAATTCCATTGATGATTAAGAACGGCTACTAAATCAGAAATACTTAAAGGCGCTGAATTTTTAGCCTTATATCTAACTTCATCAGGCAAATATTTATAATCAATCGGCATAAATTTAGAATAATCGCCATTTAATGCACCCCTAAAGCAGCCGTTAAGAGTGATGGTTAAAAATACTGGGACTTGAAAATAATCAATAGCAAAAGAGCTAAACACATTTACGCGGTTAGATACTTCGGCGTAATATTTATCGCTAAAGTTGGCCGACATTGAAATGTCTAGCAAATTTCTAACCTGGCCATTAACATTAACAAAAGAGAAAGAGCGCATATATTCCCTTTGGATATCAAGCTTTGCTTGGCAAAGCTCAACATCAAGGGGAGAAACACCATATAAATTTCTCGCTCGCATAATCGCTTCCTTAAACGTAAGAGTTTTTTATTAATTTGACAAGGGCTGCTTTGTGGCGGACTTCGTCCGCCCAAAGGCAGCCTTTTTTGGCTACGCCAAAACACATATAGGCGGAAAGGGTGTTTTAAACCCAAAAAGCATATTAGCTGCACGGCTCGATTAGGCAAAACGTGCCAATAGGCTTTAATACTCGCCTTTTGTAGGGGAAATCCCCTACACCCCTAAAACAATTAAATAATTTGGATTGTGAGCGTTAGAACAGAATTTATCTCGCTGTCTTGCTCGACTGAAAAAAGATACTTCAAAAGCCATATATCTTTAAGGATAGGAACGCCATTTCTTAGCTTAGAAGTGGTTGTCTTATTGATACCACTAAGCACAAGAACGTCGCCACGCTTTAAAGAATATGAGCTTTTAAGCTCTTTTTTTGAAACAATGGGCGTTAATGATGAACTTTGCGACAAGATATCTTCAAGAATTAGATGTAAGTCAAAATCAATATGATCAGATAAAATGATAGGTTTTAAATTTATCTTTAGACCAATGTCTTTATATTCATAGCTATCGGTTTTTTGATAATTTGCGTTTGATATATCAGTTTTTGAAACAAGATAAGGGATATTCTGAACGGAACTAAAATAAACTTCGGTGTGATTTTTTGCCGTCAATACTGGCGAAGAGATAATTTTTGTAATGCCGTTTGTATCAAGAAAATTTAATATGCCAAAAAAGGCTTTATCATCGTTTTTAATAACATTTGAATTAGTAATATAAGGGGAAGTAATCAGATTAATATAATAAGCTAAATCGCCGTGATTAAGTGGCTTAAGCAAGCCTTTTAAATTTGTGCCTAAATCTTTAATGTCTTTTAAATTTGTTTCAGTGATAGTCAGTTTAAATGTTACTTGCTCCAGGCTCTTATCAATCTTTGAAATGGCTTCTTTAATCTGATCAAATATATAGTCATCAGCACTAAAGAAAACCGAATTAGAAGACGTTGAGTAAGTAGAATTTAAATCAAACTGGCTAAGAATTTTATTTACATCATCGTAAACATAATTCTTTAGCTCGATGCGCCTAAGATCATAATCAGGCAATTTTTGAGAGCTTACGTAGTAGAAATTATCCTTTTTATAAAGGTATAAATTCTTAGCTTCAAGCATTTTTCTAAACATTGCAATAGTGATCTTAACTTCGTCTTCATAAATGAAATAATATTCGCCCTGGTGTATGCTTTCATCGGTTACAATGGCTATATTGTTAGCCTTACTTGTAAGACGTGCGAAATCTAAAAGATCAGTATAAATTTCGGCAGCAAACAAGCTATTTAAAAACAGCAGCGGAAGAATCAGAAATTTGATTAAGCTTTTCATCGGAAACACCTTTGTTATTTTTTGAAATTAAATTTTGAAAAACTGGCTTGTCAAATACATAGTAGTACTTGACAAGCTCGTGAGATTTTGGCTCATAATAAAAATATAATGGCGTATACATTGAAGATATGTAGCTAAGTAATGATAATGGATATAGATGGTAATCCTCGTCAAAATGGCAAGATGAATTAACGCAAGTAATGTTATATATATGAATTTCTGGAATATCGGAGCTATTTTTAATGTTATGTTTTGAAGTGTCTTTAAATATGTCTGGAAAATCAGAAATGCTATTTTTTTGAGAATTTGGAAAAGAAGTTTTATCTTGATTTGATAAATTGTTTTCAACTGGGGTGTCAGGCTTAAAAATAGACATAACAACAAAATAAAAATAAAGTAAAAGAAAAATAAATACAACAATAGCCAGTAAAAAATAAAATCTTACAAATGATTTCTTATTTGAACTTTGTCCAGAGTGATATAAATTAAATACTTCTTCAAGATATGGAATATTAATAATCTCTAATCTATCTTTTTTATAAAGTCTATAAGATGCAAAAACTTCATAACGAAATTTCTTTGAAAATAATCTTTTTGCGCTATCAACAGCCCTATAAAATTTCTCTGCTATACGTTTATATTCGTTATTGACTAAGGTTAAATCTTGAGTAATTAAATAAATATCTTGGTATAAATGGCGATGATAGGTAAGCCACCAAACTAAAATTTCGTCTTTTTTATCTTTAAAAAAGTTATGGCATTCATCAAGAACAAATACGCAACCATATAAATTTAGCTCTTTGGCTTTTTCATTAACTTCATTATCGGTTGCACCATTTTTATAAAGAGCGTATAAATTTCTTAAGCCTAGATAAAACTCATCAAAATCGAACTTTTTAAATTTATCTGATAATTCAAATTTAAACTCATTTATATTTGTGTAGCAAAATAAATAACTAGGCTTTTCTTTAGGCTTAACAAATTTAGATAAAAATGTTTTCTTTGGCTCAAATAAAAAGGTCTGGTAAATCATATATACTGCGTAATATGTTTTACCACTTCCAGGGTTGCCAACTAAATAAGTAATCATTTTTAAAGCTTTGCCAAAATAAATGTAACAAGAGTTTCACGAACAAATCTAAAAACAGTAATGCCAATTTTTGTCGCATAAATTACAAAGAAAGAAAGAAAAATAGGCGAAAATATAGAAAAGACATCACAAAAGGCATTCCAAGCACCAAGAGATTTTAAAATAGAAAAGGCAGTCGTAACGATCTTTTCATTGCCTACTGAAAGATTATTAACATAATCAATAATATAGTTAAATTTAGAATAGATGAAATTAATAATATAAATAACAGCAGCGGCATAAGATAAAACAAGAGCACCTAAAATTACGTTAATAACAACCATTTTAGAAAATGTAACTGCTTTAAAAACAAAATTAATAGCATTTTCCCATTTAAAAAAGCGAAAGAATAAAACAATAGTAGCTATAATTGCTTGCATATCTTACCACCCCATAAAAGTAAAAATAAATAGCTTGGCTATTAAAAATAAAAACAACAAAAAGAAAGCTACAAAGAAAAAGACATAAAGAGAAGAAGCAATCGGCGAAAGAATACTACAAAAATCAAAGACAACTTTTTTACTGAAAAAAACCATATCTATATCAAAACTTAAAGGGCAAGTGTTAGGAATACCGCCTTTTTTTAAGCTCATTAAATTGCCATCTTTGATTTTTGAGATAGTATCATTTAAGCTTTTTTTAATACCATCAATAGGCTCAAAAAGATTATTAATATTTTCCTTATACGTATTTGCGAGATCAGCGGTTCTTTCTTCAAGCTCGCCATAATCTATATTGCCAGGTGTAGCGTTTTCAGAATTGCCGTTTCCTTGTCCGCCACCTGAGCCGCTACCTGAGCCGCCACTCGATCCGCCGCCAGTACCACCAGATGAACCGCCACCAGTGCCGCCAGTACCACCAGATGAACCGCCACCAGTGCCGCCATTATTGCCACCAGAGCCGTTATTATTGCCACCGCTAGAACCGCTATTGTTTCCATTACCAGGTGTAGAACTGTTATTGTCTTTGTCTTTGTCTTTATTCGGATTTTCTTTATCTTTGTCTTTATCTTTGTCTTTATCTTTGTTTAGATTTTCTTTACTTTTGTCAAATTTGAAAGTAATCAATCTTTCATCTTTGCAATGAGCATTAACAATATTAGGTTTTTCAGGATCCCAAGCATAACCAGGATTATAAGAAGAGCCAAGACCAGAACAATAACACCTTGCAATATCATCTATTGTTAAAGCACTAGAACAATCTATACAAGTATAATCAGAAGTAAAAAATTTATGATTATCTTCATCGGTACAATCAACAACACAAGCATTAGTTTCAACATTCCATAATTGACCAGCCGGACAAGCATCAACACATTGCATAGTATCGGTGTTAAATTCTTGATTTAAAGAACATCTAGCTATTTGCTTTGAATTAAAAAGTATAAAATCATAATAAGTAAAAACTGGGTCTTTTGAATAATCAGAAACAACATAATACTCATAATCACCAACGCCACCACGTTGACCAAAGCGACCAGTTTTTGGAGTGCTATGTATATAGGAGTAATCATTACCAAACCCCTTATAAAAACCAGGCTTATGTGAGCCAGCAAAATAATAAGCTTCTTGAAAAATTATAAAAGAATAGATAAAGTAATAACCATATTCAGGCGACCTAAAACCAAAATGATTTCCTTTTAAAAATTTGGCATCAATAGGCTTAAAAGAACTATCCAAGTTACGATCAAGCACAGCCAAACATAAGCCACTACCAGCACAATTTTTAGAAAAAGCAAGAGAACATAAAAGAGATAAGAAAATGAAATATCTAGCTAGAAATTTCATCACAAAGCCTTAAAAAAATCTTTTTGTTAAAAGAGTTAAAGCAGCACAAATGGGTAAAGATAAGACCATAAACCATATAAAGATAGAAAAGAAGTAATCAAAAGCCGGAATACCAATAACATCAAACATTTTAAACACCTTTTTTAAATTCTCGAGAGAATTATGAAAATAAACAAGCAAAGCAAGAAACCGCATAAAGTCCCAGTCATAGACATCAAGAAGTTATATTGCTCTATTGTTAAGTTAAGAAAGACTTTATCCATAAATTTAAACCCCAAAAAATTACTGACGCACTTCGTTTGTCGGCTTAAAGCTTTGCTTTGCACTCTGCTTTAAGCTTTAAAATTTATGTGCTAATTTTTAAAAAGACTAAAAGCAGAAGTAATGGCAGTAACACAAGCAAAAAAGACAATTACAATAGCAAAGAAAGAATTTAGAAAAAATCCTAATTTAGTAACGTCTATAAAATCAAAATACACTTTTAACCTTTTTAAAAATTAGCCCCCAATAAAGGGGGAACAAGCTATTTTAAAAGAGAAAGACCTTTTTTAACAGCAAAAATTGCAGCCAAAACAACAATAACCGCACCAGCTACGCCCATAAATGGAGTAATATTAAGATCGCCAGTTACTGTGCCATCTGCACCCATTGTTATACCAGCTGCAAGAGCATTACTTGACATTGCGCCAACAGCAGCAACACCACCTAGAACCTTAGCTTTAGTAGAAGAAAGAAATTTTTTCATCTCTAACCCTTTTTGTTTAAATTTAGTAGCCTTTAACTACTTATCTAAGGAAACACGGACTTAAATAAGTAGTTAAAGGGGATAGACCCCTTTATTTATTTATTTTCAGGTTTTTTTGCAGGCTTTGTGTCGTATAGGAAGTATTCGACCGGATTAGCGATCGTAATTATTCTTTGATCATTAGGGAAGCCACCTTCAACCGGTATCTCTTCGCCTTTTTTAAATTTTTCTTTTATTGCAGCCGCTACAAGTCCAGCGGTATTGTTATCTGGGCAGATTATTTTAAAAACTACTTTTTGCTCTACTTCATCGGTAAAGCCAGTCTTTTCATTAACAACGTCATAGATATTTGATGAAGAAATACGAACAGAAGAAGAGTAATCATTACCTTCAAACTTACCAGAAGCCGAACTTCTAACAAGACCACCCCTAAGAACATACTTTAAATCATATTCAGATTTAACGATTTGCATTTTTAACACCTTTTTTTAATTTATTTTTTTGAAACACCATTTAACATAGCCCCGAAAAGGTGTTTCGTCCAAACGGGGCTAAAATAGTTTAATGCCATATTCAGGGCAAAATTTACATTATTTCGATAAAATCGAAACATATGTAAGATTTACATATTTTCAACAGGTAAATATTACATAATATAAAATTAAATAATGCTTAAATATGTAAATTTTACAGGTAAAAAAATGACAAATGCAGAAATCGCGAAGAAACTAAAAATAGCCGAAAAAACAATATACAACTGGCGAAAAAATAGAAAAGAATTATTTGAAGTTATAGAAAATGGATTAAATTTAAAGGAAGATAAAGAAAACTTATACGTAAATGTTACATATAAAGAACTAATCGAACTATTAGAAAAACTATCACAGCAAGAAATTCAATACTACATTTCAGACATAAAAACAAGAATTTTAAAAAAAGAGATAGATAAATGAAAAAATTACTACTAATACTTATATTTTTAACAAATGCACTAAGTTATGATTTTGGCGAAGATGTAAATATAATGGGCAAATGGGAGATTACAACAGAAGACAATCAATTTATTAATTTTCTTACAAGTGCTGGCAATAAATGGGAAATTGAAATTAAAGATGATGGTTTTATATATGATCTAAAAAATGAAAATTTTATACACGAAAAATGGAGTTATACAAGAGAAAAAGGAATAATAAGCATAGAATTTTATAACCAAGACAGCCAAAAAGAAAAATTATTTAAAGGATATTTTAAGAATGCAACAAGCAGCAATATAAAAATAATAAAGAAAATAGATTTTAACTATTACCTAGTTGAAATAATAGAAACAAGCGATAAAATAAAAATGAAAAGACTGGGAGATAGCAGACAAACAAAGAACACAAAAATTAAAAAAGATATAAAAATAGAAATGAATTAA